ACCACAGGAACCAGAGTAATTTACTCTAGAAATGGAAATAGTTTTGAAATTGGTAGATCTAGTGGAAATGTTCATCCTCGTGCTGGATATAATGCTTTATACGATCTACAAATTACTAATGTACAAGCTTCCACACCTTCTACTGGATTTGTAACTTACAATTTTGGTACTCTACCCTCCTCCCCATTTGATATTGTTCCAAATCAATCAATTACAATTTCAGGTGTAACTAGAGATGGTTCAGTGATCAATGGTTACAATGGCACTTTCAAAGTTGTTTCGTCTACTGTTTCTTCGGTAACAGTTGCAAATACAACAACGGGAGGTACTATTGCTGGAACTTCATTTGTTTCTGGAACTTATTATGTTATTCGTAAAAACCTGGATATGTTACAACTTGCATATACAAAGCAAGATGCATTGAATGGTATTGCGATTCAAAACTTCTCAGCACCTGGTACAACAAACGCTGGGCATAGTATCACAACTGCACAAGTTACTGGTGAGTCATTAGGTAATGGTTTAGCAACTATTATTGCTAGAGACATTATTGTTAATGGTTCTTCCTCTTCTGCTGTTCTACCTGCTTCGGATAGAATTGTCTCTAGTAGTCATGGTTTTAACACTGGTGACCGAGTAATTTATCAAGTTTGGGGTAATGGTAGAAATATCAATGGACTTGTTTCTGGTAAACAATACTTTGTGAACAACACCGCTGGAAGTCAACCAAGAGGTGGTGCTTCAAGTGGTCAATCTGCTAACCAGTTCTCTCTCCATAATACATGGGTGGGTGCTTACACAAACACCGACCTTGTTGATATTCTTGGAGTTGGAACAAGTACACTTCACCAGTTCAAGGTTACCAACCCAACACTCAAAGGTACTACCTTTAAAGGAGATTGGAACGCATCTGATAATTATCTTTATGGTGATATTGTTATTTACAGAAACAGTTTCTATATGTCAGTAACTGGTGCCGCTCCTCCTGGTACAACGACTGTTGTCTTCAACACCAACAACGCACCAGTTATTGATGGCGATGGTAGAGCAAACCTCAACTGGATGCTACTTCCACCACTACCAGCATACCCAACTAAATTCTTAGCTCAGTATAGAGGTGGTGATAGCGTTAAGTTATCTGGTAAAATGCCAATCAAGACCCTTGTGTTCTCTGGTACTGGTGCTGTTAGTACTACTTCTGGTATCTTTACTATTAATGGTCACGGTCTATCAACTGGAGATTGTGTTACTTATAAATTAGATGCTCAGGGTGGTTATCACCAAGGCAGCAATGGAAACTGGTCAGAATATACTTCACAGCTTCCTCAGCTACCTTATGGTGGTATGACTGCTAACACCATGTACTACATCAATGTTATTGACGCAAACAATTTTACTATCCACACTTCACCTGCTGGTGCATTCATCGGTGGTTCAACTGGTACAGGGGTAGATCAACTGATTCCTACTGGTAATGGTACTGGTAGTTATCATCGTTTTGAAAAGTATGAGGGGTTTGTATTTGATATGCAAGTACTTGCAGTCAATAATGATTCTGATATGATTGTATCTGATCCATATCCAACTCGTCAAATTCAGTTCAACCCACAAACTACAGTAGTCGCTGTTACTGGATTAGCAACACCAGTAATCTCCGTCGAAAGAGATGAAATTTATATTCCAAACCACGGTTTAAACACTGGTGTTAAAGTTTACTATTCTGCTGGTTTTGGTATTGGTAATATTATTGGTAATTTATCTGAAGGTAGTGCTTTCTTCGTAATTAAGATTAACGATGATGTAATTCGTCTTGCTAACTCGCTAAGCAACGCTCTCACATTCCAGTTTATCGATATTACATCAACTGGTCAGGGCTTTAATCACTACCTGGTTGCTGCTACATACTGTTCAAGTTCATACATTCGTTATCAATCAAATGGACCCCTTGTAACAGATTCTCTATCTGGTTCAAACCTGTACCTCTCACAAACAGGTGCTAATATTCGTGATGGTGTTATCCAAGCAATTCCATTCCTCTACGAAACTCAAATGTTTGTAAGACCAGATTGCCTGAACTTACATAGATCATTTGATGGTGGTGTTGAAATTTCAACTGCAAGAGCTCCTGGGGTTGATATTACTAGACAGACGAGAAGATACTTCCGTTATCAATCAGGTAAAGGTCTACAGTACTCGACTGGTATTAACTTTAGTCCTTCAATTGATGTTTCTAGTATTACACATGATGGTAATACTCTTGCGACAGTTATTACAAGAAAACCACATAAATTAACGAATTCAAATAAAATTATATTAGAAAATGTTAATGTAAGTTCTGGAACAAATGCTCCATATGTGACTCCTTTAAATGGTCAGTTCTTCACTGTTGATAGCGTCATTGATGAATTTACATTCCGCTATGCGACTAATGGAGTGCCATCTGATTTAAGTCCTGCTGGATTTCCCGCACTCTTCATTTATGAGTGGACAGATGCTAAAGTTCGTGCTGGTATGTTCGATGATCAAAATGGTATGTTCTTTGAGTATGATGGTCAGCAACTCTATTGTGTAAGAAGAAATTCAACTGCACAAATGGCTGGTAGTGTTGCTGTGGCATTCAAGAGCAATGCTATTATTGGAACAGGAACTAAGTTCAGTAAGCAACTTGTTGTTGGTGACCTCGTAGTTATTCGTGGTATGACTTATAAAATTACTGCTGTAGATTCAGATACTTCTATTCACATCAGTCCTTCTTATAGAGGAACCACAAGATCAAGAATCATTATGTGTAAGGTTCGTGATCTAAGAATTCCGCAATCTCAGTGGAATATTGATAAGTGTGATGGTACTGGCGTAACCGCATTCAAGCTTAACATTCACCGTCAGCAAATGGCATACCTGGATTACTCCTGGTATGGTGCTGGCAAGGTTCGTTTTGGATTCAAGGATCAAGATGGTATCGTAACATACATTCATGAGTTTGTTCACAATAACTATGAAAATGAAGCGTATCTTCGTTCAGGTAACTTACCTGCTCGTTATCAAATTTTAAATGGTGATGCTCCAACATATGCTCCATCACTCTATCACTGGGGTGCTTCGGTAATTATGGATGGTAAATTTGAAGATGATAAGGCATATCTCTTTACAGTTGCTTCTGGTTCTTCTGGTTCAGATACTATTTCAATTCCACAGATACTTGCTGGAACTGCTGTGCCTATTCTGTCAATTCGTCTTGCTCCATCGGTTGATAGTTCACTCGTTGGTCCTCTTGGTGAGAGAGATCTTGTTAACCGAATGATTCTAAAGATGAACTCTTGTGGATTAGTTATTGGCAACACCAACAACAGACCTGCGTCGGTTCGTCTCATTCTGAATGGCAACCTCTCACAATCAGCATACTTCACCAACTATAGTCCTCCTTCACTATGTCAAATTATTAAGCACACCGGTCAGTCAGCTGATACAGTTACTGGTGGTGTAACCATCTTCGAATTCCGTGCTGCTGTAAACTCACCTGTTGCACAAGATCTAAATGAACTTGTTGAAATGGGTAACAGCATTCTTGGTGGTGATTATGTATTCCCCAACGGTCCCGACATTCTCACTCTTGCCGTTGTTCCTACGGATACAGCAGCAACGACTACATGTACTGCACGTCTCACCTGGGTTGAGTCACAAGCTTGATTCATTTCCTACATACTTTTTGGAGGGGGGCAACCCCCTCTTTTTTTATAAATACCAATAGGAAACTATTATGGACTGGTAAATGTCAGCATCAAAACCAGCGACAAGAACAGAATTAAAAGATTACTGTTTACGTCAACTTGGTGCTCCTGTTCTTGAAATCAATGTTGACAATCAACAACTCGAAGATAGAATAGACGAAGCATTACAATTTTTCCAAGAACGTCATTTTGACGGTATGGACAAAATGTATCTTAAACACACATTGACGCAAACAGAGGTAGATAGATTTAATAGTAATAATATTACCCACAACACTTCTGAAGGTGATGTGTGGACAGAACGTGGTAACTATCTGGATCTTCCAGATCATATTATCGGTGTGGAAAAAGTATTTGGAGTAACATCAAGTAGTATTCGTGGTGACTTATTTGGTATTGAATATCAAATTTTCTTAAATGATTTGTATGCATTTGGTTCTATTGACATCTTAAACTATTACATGGTTAAGTCATATATTGAGACACTTGATATGGTGCTTAATACTGGTTCTCTGATTCGTTTTAGATTTACCAAAAGAGATGGTCGTCTTTATATTGACTATGATCCTCAGATGCTCACAAAAGATAAAATTCTAATTATCGAATGCTACCGAGCTCTTGACCCAACAAACCTCGAAAAAATTTGGAATGATTTTTGGTTGAAGCGTTATACCACTGCTCTTTTCAAGCGGCAGTGGGGGCAGAATCTAATCAAGTTTAACAACGTTCAATTGCCTGGCGGTGTTCAATTAAATGGTCGTCAGATATATGAAGACGCTGTAAGAGAACTTCAAGATATTGAATCTAAGATGCTTACAGATTACGAACTACCACCACTTGACGCAATCGGATAATGGCAAAGAGTCAATATTTCCCCCAGTATGGCGGAAAAACATCAGAACAAACATTAGTTCAGGATCTTGTAGACGAACAGATTAAGCTGTTTGGGCAGGATGTTTATTATGTTCCTAAAACTATGTTAATTGATAAATCTCTTAATGATGTTATTCTTTCAAAATTTGAAGATAACGTTTTAATTGAGATGATGTTAATTAATGTAGAGGGGTTTGGTGGTTCAGGCGCAGTAGCAATGTCTAAATTTGGTCTTAGATTAAGTGATGAGATTACATATGCTGTATCTAAAAGACGTTGGATTGATTACGTAGAAACTCAAATTGATACTCGTGTTCCAAACAGACCTAATGAAGGTGATTTACTTTATGTTCCAATGACTAATAATCTATACGAAATTAAATTTGTTGAAAGAGAAGTTCCATTTTATCAGTTAGGTAAAAATTATATTTTTTCTTTAACTTGTGAGCTTGTAGAAAATGCCGACAATTACTTTAACACTGGTAATGACGTTATCGATGATTTAACTCAAGAGTCGCATGTGTTCCCAGTGTACATGAAAACTGGTGGCACTGGTGCATACATTGTTGGAGAAGAAGTAAGACAAACATATACGCCTACTGGTGGAAGTCCTGTAATCACAAAAGCAACGGTTGCTGATTGGAATCCAACAACTCGTAAGTTACGATTGACCTATATAAATGGTGTATTACAATCAAATTTACCTTTAGTCGGTCAAGAAGGCGGGGCATCGTGGGTGGTAAATAATTTCTCCACAATTGATTTTGATATCGATAATTATGATAACAATAATAACAAATACTACGAAACAACAGCAGATTCTATTCTTGATTTTACGGAGAAGAATCCATTTGGTGAATATGGAAATATGGGAGGTTCATTCTAATGTTAGGTAATCGTCATTATTATCATGAAATAATTAAAAAAAATGTAAAAGCATTTGGTACGCTTTTTAACAATATTCAAATTGAAAAAAAAGATCCAGAAACAGGTGCTGTAATTCGCCAAGAAAAAGTAGCTCTTGCTTATGGTCCCAAGAGTAAGTTCCTTGCTCGTCTTGATCAAGATCCAAGTACTGAGCGTAAAGTTAGTATCACAATGCCACGTATCTCATTTGAGATGACTGACATTTCATATGATGCTTCTAGAAAAACATCACCCATTCAAAAATATTTAAAGAAAGACGACAACAATAGTGTCAGGGTTCAATACATGCCTGTGCCTTACAATCTTCTTTTTGAATTAGGTATTCTTTCCAGAAATCAAGATGATGCTTTACAGATTCTTGAACAGATTCTACCATACTTTCAACCATCTTTCAATGTCACAATTAATCTTATTCCAGAAATGGATGAGAAAAAAGATTTGCCAATTATTTTGAATGGCATTTCGTATGAAGACGATTATGAAGATGATATGTTAAGAAGAAGAAGTATTACATATACTTTAGATTTTATTTTAAAAACATATTTGTATGGACCTGCTAGTGATGCTGCAATCATTCGCAAAGCTACCGTATACGAATCTCTTGGTGATTACAATGAGCATCGCAGAAATCTGAGAATTGATGTCACTCCACGAGCATTAACCGATCTAGATGGAGATAATGATATTGATGTAGATGATGATGCATTAGTCATGCCAGATGATGACTTTGGATTCAATGAAGGTATTACACTACTATGAACGAGTTTGAACAGACCATGGAAGATATCTTTGATATCGATATTGGACCATTAGAAAAAACTACTGAAATGATTACACAAGCAAATAATGAAGTCGCTATCGACGCCACCAAAGATTACGAATATACTAGAGGGCAGTTATACACCCTCATATCACAGGGTCAGGAAGCGGTACAAGGCGCCTTAGAGGTTGCACAGGAGAGCGGACACCCAAGAGCGTATGAAGTCGCTGTAAATGCCATGAAGCAGGTCTCAGACATGACTGATAAACTTATAGACCTTCAACAGAAAATGAAGAATCTTGGCAAGGAAGATAAGAAGTCAACACCAACAACTGTAAATAACACAATGTTTATTGGAACCACTGCTGATTTACAAAAGATGATTAAAAATGCTGGCAAGAATAAATAGAAAATAAACGGTAACTATCATGAGAATTAAACTTTTAGGAACGGCAGTAACGCTTACAACCACTCCAAACGTTGTTGCTACAACAGCAGTCGATATTTTGATCGTTCATGATGCTAGTGGTAATACTGGTAGAACGATTACTCTATACGAGAATGATGGAACAACTGTAGTTGGTTCTTACTTTAGCAATCCTGGTTCAGAGATTGTTATTCACAAGAGAGCAGACCAGAAACTCAAAGTTGATACTGGAAGTGATGTAAGAGCTACACCAATTGGATATTTCTCATGAAAACATTTAAAGAAATGAAACAGATTTGCGAGAATCACGTTGCTGTTGCTATGGGCAAGGAGATTGATGATGAGGGTGGTATGATTATGAGTCAACTTGATACGATTGATAATGCAGTGCAACGTCTTCGTGGTATGGTTCAAGACCCCAAGATGCAACTTCCTGGATGGGTGCAATCTAAAGTTACTCTTGCTTGCGATTATATTGATACTGCCGCTGATTACATGACAAGTAAGAATGAAGAGGTTGAATATGTAGACGAATCTGCTTGGACTCGCAAGGAGGGCAAGAACAAAAATGGTGGTCTTAACGAGAAAGGAAGAAAATCTTACGAGCGTGAGAATCCTGGAAGTGACCTTAAAGCACCTTCAAAAAAGGTTGGAAATCCCCGTAGGGCGTCATTCTGTGCAAGAATGAAAGGAATGCGTAAGAGACAAAAAGATAGCAATAACACTGGTGAAGATCGTTTATCTAAGGCGCTTCGTGCTTGGAATTGCTGACATTTCTACAAAAAATTATATTATTTATTACTTTGCAAACATTCGTTATGCTATATAATAACATTACCGTCTCAAGGTAAGACACATATGGATACTAAAAATACTAAAACCTGCCCCAAGTGTGGGGCTATTTGGATTGGTGGTCAACATTTTTGGTTAGGAACTGCAAAAAAAGGAGATGAATCTGAACTTGCAAGTTTAGTGTGTGATAAATTTAAATACCAAGAATGCATCAATCCAGCACAAGGCACCACAAAAGGTGACGGGTGGGAAAAAAGATTAAATGGTATGGAAATAATAGAAAAAGATTTAAGGAGAATACATGAGTGATGCAGTATATCTTGGTAATCCTAATTTAAAAAAAGCTAATACTGCTATTAGTTTTACAAAGGAACAAGTTGAAGAATTTATCAAATGCAAAGATGACCCAGTATACTTTGCAAGAAACTATGTAAAAATTATTTCACTTGATGAAGGTCTTGTTCCTTTTAAAATGTATGATTTCCAAGAACAATTGATTACGAACTTCCACGAAAACAGATTTAATATTGCCAAACTTCCAAGACAGACAGGAAAATCTACAACTGTTATTTGTTATCTGTTGCATTATGCGGTCTTCAACGACAACATTAAAGTTGCTATTTTAGCAAATAAAGCAGAAACGTCAAGAGAACTTCTGTCACGTTTACAGCTTGCGTATGAGAACCTTCCTAAGTGGATGCAGCAAGGTATCATAGCATGGAACAAAGGTTCTATGGAACTGGATAATGGTTCCAAGATTGTAGCAGCATCCACCTCATCATCTGCTGTGCGAGGAAACTCATTCAACATCATCTTCCTTGACGAGTTTGCGTTCGTTCCAAATCATATCGCAGAACAATTCTTCTCGTCTGTGTATCCTACCATCTCATCTGGTAAGAAAACAAAAGTTATTATCATTTCTACCCCACAGGGTATGAATATGTTTTACAAACTCTGGCATGATGCAGAACGTGGAAAGAATGGTTATGTGCCTCTAGAAGTGCATTGGAGTCAAGTTCCTGGTCGTGATGCCAAATGGAAAGAAGAAACTATCAGGAATACTTCGGAAAGACAGTTCACGCAAGAGTTTGAGTGTGAGTTCTTGGGGTCGGTTGATACGCTCATCACAGCATCTAAGCTACGCTCTATGGTCTATGATGACCCTTTGCATACAAACAAAGGATTGGCGGTCTATGAAGAAGTAATACCAGACCACGATTATATCATGACGGTTGATGTATCTCGTGGAACCAACAATGATTACTCCGCTTTTGTTGTATTCGACATTACCACACTGCCTTGGAAGGTAGTTGCTAAGTATCGCAACAACGAAATCAAACCAATTTTGTTTCCTAACATTATCGAACAGGTTGCTAAGAACTA